GATTGCTTCTGGACGAAGAATCTTCCTACCGTATAGATGCATACCACGAACAATGTCAGCAAAGCTGTCAGGGTCACGATATGATTCTGTCTTGTTGATTTGCTCTGCAGTTGCCACAGCAGAATCATGTCCCGCCATAATAACACCAAAGTTAGCCAACTGGTTTGCTGTACCCGAAGTACCCGGTCCAGTACCTACCGCTGGCAGGTTAGACGAAGAGTATACACGGAAGCCGTGGAAGTTAGCTACAGCTAGACCATTACGTAGTCCACCTGATTCACCAAAATCTGCATTCATGAAGCGTGAATCTTCATCAGCAAGGATTTCCATGAATACTGGATCAACTACAAGCCAGCGACCTTGTGAGTCAACCTGTTGCTGATCAAGCAAGCGTTTCATACGGGCAATAACCATTGCAGGAGATGCAGTAGCAGTTGGCAACGATGTTGCTCCCGGCATACGTGCAGTCAACGGAATGGAGTGAGTACCAGCAGAGGTAGTAGTGATGTTGCCAAAGTCACCCTTATGCAGTTGCATAGTAGAAAGCAGTTCGTTAGAACCTGCAGTAAGTACAGCTTTAGTACCATTAACAGAAGTGTTAAGGGCATTAGCTTGTGCATGTTTACTTGCCTGTGCATAACCAGCCATGTAGCCAAGAACTTCTTGGTCATGGTTGTCAGCAAGACGGTAAGCAGCACGGCTAGTGGCAAGATCCATGAAATTGACATGACTATGAGCTTCTTCAATGTCATCCATTTTAAAAGCAAAATAATTAGCTTTGTCAATTACAAGTGAGAAATCTTCATCGTCAAGATCTTGTGCTGTGACACTTGTGCCACGGTTATAAGTACTTACAGAAATCTCAGGTTCTTTAATAATTTGGACGGTATCACCTTGCGATGAAATCTCACCCATGTAGTCAGAGTTTGTGATGTCACCACAAACAGTACTCTTGCGGAAAGCAAGCTGTACTTTTTTGGAATAGATTACAGGACTAAAATTACCGTTTGGTAAATTCCCGTGACCTGATGCGGTTGCGAAAGCCATAATAGATCCTCCTATAAAGTTTAGGCTTTTTAGCTAAACATTATCTGAAGAGGCTGATTGTTTTCTAGGGTGCACACTAAGATCAACTGGCCGGTTGATTTAATACGGGCCTATACTTAATACAGGTGGTCTTTATTTTTTGTTTGAGCTTTATTGAGGGAGTAGTAAAGAAGGTAGACCTGACGGTGGCTTCTTGTTACTACCCCTAGTTATACTAACAAATTTTGTTTTGTCAATAGTATATTAACGTGCAGAGCCAGATAAATCATAAATAAACTTACCTGATCTAATTGCATTAGTAATTGCTTCTTCTTGGTTCTCATATTCTTTAGCAGACATCTTAGCAATTTGGGACTCGGTGTAAGAACCTGCTGTCTCCTCTGCGTCAATCTTAGCTTTAGAACCTTTCTTAACAGTCTTAGCAGCAGCTTTACGTTTTGCTGCATAGTCACTCTTAGTCATACCGTTGTCAACCTTATATAGGTCAATCACACGGATAACTGAGTCAGCATCATCTGAGTTCTCATAAAGAGCATTTTGTACCCACTTAGGTTGATCATCAACCCAATCATGAAACTCATCAGCTTCACGTAGTTTATCAAAATCTGAGTGAGCTTTACGAATATTGTCTTCTGCAGATGAACGTGAGATCTCAGCTTCCTTAGCATCTAATTGTTGAAGACGGTCTTCTGCTTTATTAAACATCTCTTGAGCTTTCTTAGCAGCTATTGTTTCTACAATACTAGCTACGTCAGGGTACTCAGCAGCCCATGACTCAATGTCTTCATCAGACTTAGGTGGACGAATGTTCTCCTGACCTAAACGATTTTCTAGTGCAGCAAGTTTTTCTTCCCACTCTTTTTCTTTCTGTTGCATGTGCCTACGAACATCACCGTAACGTTTTTTAAAAGATTTTTCTTCACGGCTAAGGTCTTTGTCTTCAACTTCTTCTTTTGTAGCTTCAACCTTTTCTTCTTCTTCAGGCTTTGCTTCTAGTTCTTCTAGTTCCTTTTCATCTTCTTCTATACGATTACGATGGCGGCTATAGCTAGAGTTTACAAATCCAGCACTTTTTGGTTTTTCTATAGTTTGTAGTTCAGGCATATTGTTTCCTTTTATGTTGGGGCCAGCCGTAGCTGGGTAGCCTTATTGTTACTTTTTCTTACTTGCTAGTCCACCTTTTTTGTAGGCTTTAGTTTTCTTTTTCTTTTTGGTTGCCAATCCGCCTTTGTTAAGCCCAGTAAGAGTACCTGTTCTTGCTGCATTTTCTAATGCTTGTTTAGTTTTTTCAGCAGCAGCTTCAGTTTTCTTTTTTGCAGCCTCTCTTTCAGAGGTAGTCATATCACTGGTCCTATCTCTTTCAATTTGTCTAGCAATAACATCTGCACTAGCTGCACCAGAAGTTCTAGTAGCATCAATATTTTTTTCTCCTGTATTTACATTATAAACTTTACCTTTTCCTGCTATTGCATCCATAGATTGTTGTTTTATTTTATCTTCAGTGACTTTATCTCTTAAAAATTGTTGTTCACCTTGTTTTTGCGTTACAATAGCAAACCTACCACCAGTCAAACCTTTTAATTTAGCTATTTCGGAAAACCTTGAGATATTTTCAGAAGATTGAGAATCTTCCCAACTTAAAAAACCTAATTGTTTAGCAAGCCCATTTAATTTCCAAGTTCCTCTACTGTAGTTTTTTGCATTCTTTTTAATATACTCACCAAATTTTTTCATATCTTCAGTAAGAGTACCTGTTGCTTCTGCTAATCTATATGCTGCAGCTAAATTTGAAACACTAGTTGCTTTAGCAATTTGTCCAAGAATACCAGAACCAAAAATACTTCCTATTATTCCTTTACCAACACCTTCAGCAGCATCCATTTGAGCTTGCATATAAGCCATTGGATCATTTAAAGCTAAACCATTATCTGTTTCGTACCACTTTTGAGGATCTTCTACTGTAGGATCATCATCATCACTGTTGTCAACACTTAAATCAACAGCACACATTACACCATTCCATATGTATCCTTGTGGGCAACCACCTTCAGGTTCTGTTGGGGTAGTAGCAACAGTGTCAACTACAGGTTTAACAACGTCTAGTCCTTGTATATCTGTTGCTGCAAGTAAGGGTTGACCATAACCATAGTTAAATGGACGCCCAGTGTATCGAACAGTAGGAGTAGTAATCTTAGCTCTTTCAACATCAGCACCCTTATCATATCCTTGTACTACACCTCCAGAGTTCATGTTAGCCATCTCAGCATCAATCATTGCATCAATGTCTTGCTCTGGTCCTTGAGTCATCTGCATTGGAGGAACAGGATCACCGCCTATTCTACCATCAGCATCCATCTTTTGCAAACCTATTTTTGCTTTTGTACGTAAATCTTCAAAGAATTTTACACCAAAGAAACGGACAACATCAGCAGGTACAATATACTCACCCTCTGATAATCGTGCAGGAATATCATCACGTACCTCTACAGGAAGGGAACCGGGAGGTACATCATTACCTGACACTGGGTCTCTTGTCTCAGCTTCGCCACCTAGAGCAAAAGCCATCTGTGTTTGGTTGTTCATTGTTAAGCCTCCTTGGGCGAATTTTTTTAATTCTTCTTCATACATAAACCCACCCCCAGTTGCAACATCTGCCACTGCTGGGTATTTAAAATTTCCATCTACGTCAGTATCTTTATGCATTCCACGAGTCATAGCTTCTTCCATAAGAGCAATATAACCCTCCTCATCTCCACCTAACCTGTGGCCTATCTGTGAACTATCAATAATATTTACCATATTTTCTAAGTCTTTGTTGGAAACATCTTTAAGTATTTTAGGATTTTCTTCAATTTTATTAACTACATCTACAACAATGTTTCCAATATTATTAGTAAGCTCATCTGCATATTTTTCAGTAAGTAAAAGTTTATTATCTTTACGTGGTGATGGAGGTAAATTTTTAGAAATTTTATAGATTTCATTTTGAAGTTTACTTCTTTCTTTAGTAAGCTTTTTAATAGAGCTTAGTGTTGTATTAAAAAACCCGCTACCACCAGCAGTTTTTTTAGCTAGTGGTGTAACAACATCATCTAATAAACTAGCATCAGATGCTGCTACCCCTGCACCTATTATTGCAAGAGGAGTTTTTTTCATAAACATTCGTTTACTTTGATCTACAGCACCTGCACTACCACCAGTCATTATTTCTGTTATAGCATCTACTGCCTCGTCTATACCAGACTGTACCCCTTTAGCTAATGGCTTTGCAGCTAATGCTCCTGCAATAGGTAAGCCTGCTGCTGCTGTGTCTGTTATAGCATCTACGTATCTACCTTCTCTGGTAGATTCACCAGCATCTTGCAGCCCTACAATAGGATTAATTAGTTGATTAGCTTGACCAAGACTACCTGCGTATGGGCCTAAGTAATAACGGATAGCATCTTCTAGTTTTTTACTTCTTTCTAGTCCACGTTCTCTATTAAAGAAATCTGTTACTTTATTTAAAAGGTCCGGTTCTATTTCTTTTTTACCAAAAGCTTCATCTGTTTGATCTTCTACAGAACCTCCTTGGGCGTACTTTGCATTTCTATTAGATTTTTCTAAAGGATTAAACTCAGCATCTTTATACCTAATAACAGCAGAGCTATTTACACCCTTACCTTCAGGTCTATCTACTAGCATAGCATAACTAATATTTCTTTTGTCTTCTATATTATTAATGTAAGGAACATGGGTATAACCTTGTTCAGCAAGTCTTCTTCGTATGATTTGCATTTTTTCAAAGACTTGCCCATCCTTAATCTTATCCATTTCTTTAACTAAAAATTTATTCAACCCTTTTTCTGTCCAAGGTTTTTTACCATCTAAAAAAGGTTTGTTTGTTTTTAATCTTAATTGATAAGTTCTAGCTCCTTCAGTATCCTCAGTCTCACTTTTATTAAAGTGGCGATCTGCTGCAGCTTTAGTAGTTCCTACATGAACACCTAAAAAATCATGGGCCATATCAGGATTATCAAAAGATTGAAAACCTCCATACTGTTGAACAGCTTCTTTTAAAGTTATACCTCTTGCTGCTGCTTTTTCTGTATAAACTTCATCTGGTAGTTTAAATACTTCTATTTCTCCACTTGGATCATACTTTCCTGTAGAATGAAAACCCGTTTCATTAAAACCTAAATTTAAAGCAGCTTGAGTTTGAACAGTATTTTGTTTACCTTTACCTTTACCCATTTGTTCTTTTGTGAGTTTTCTTTCTAATGTACCTAAAGGACTTTGTTGTAACCTACCTTCAATATCTTTTAATTTAGAATCAATTTTTTTATTTGCACCAGAAAGAATAGCATTACTTTCATTTATAGCTTGTTGTATCTTGTATAAATCTATTTTTCTTGCTTGTTTTGTTCCTACATCTACAGCACCTTCAATAACATTACCAACCAATTTTCCAGCAGGAATAATACCCGAAGCAATAACAGCATCACCAAGTACAGACTCCCTAGCTTTAGTTACTTGTTCTGGCGTTGCATTCTTATAGTCAGTTTTAAACATTTCTTGTAGTCTGGTGTCTAAGTCTTTAAATAAAAAGTCTGTAGTTCCAACAGCAAACTCTTTAAAACCTTCTTTAGCAGTTTCAATTGGTGCAGATACAAACTCTTTAGCACCCTCATACATACCAATGCCCATATTCTTTAAAAAAGTTATTTCGTCTTTATTAAATTGTTTACCTATTTTTTCTCCAAGACTCTCATACTCATTGTCTAAACCAATTATGTTATCAGCTATAAGTTCTCCATAACCCATACCTTTAAAAGCCATTTTGGTTTGATCTTCTACAGAACCTCCGTGGGCATACTTTTTATTTACTGTTATATCTACTTTTCTTGTAGGTGTTTTTAGTTCATTAGCAAAATACTCAAGCCATATTTCAGGAGAAGCGGCATTATAAAAGTCCCCATTATATGCTGCTTTTAACATACCGGAAAAAGTTGTAGGTAAACCCCTATCTTCATCCCCTGTTTTAAACTCGTAATCATCCCTTGCTTTAAATTTATCAGGGAAATCTACTGTGTAATAACCGCCTAATGTACTACGTACTTGTTCTTTAGGGTCAGAAGCTTTAAGAATAGTTTCAAAAAAACCTAAATTACTTCCACTTCTATAAGCAGATACCTGTGAAACATCAGAAGGTGAGACTTTAAATTGCTTTGATCTTTTATCAAGCTTACCTTCTGCCCTTAATTTTTTATTTTTTGTATTATCTTTTTGTTGTTCTGATAAAAGAATAATTTGAGCTAACTGATCAACAGTAAAATCATTTTCAGTTATGGTTGAATCTTTACCAAGTAAGTTTTCAACAAGCAGTCTTGCATTAGTAGGTATAATTTTTTTATAGATGCCAGATAAACTAAAAGGTTTTTCTTCTAATTCATATCTTTTTTTAATATTTTTTATTTTATTTTCATACTCAATATCTTCAGGTTTACGTTGTTGTTCTCTATATACATCAGCAGCAGATTTTGGAACAAAAGCTTCATCTGTTTGATCTTCTACTGTATCTTTACCCATCAGCATTAACCTTTAATCTAAGTTGCTTCAAAGCTTGCAAGGCGTATATCTGACCCTGCACCCTATACATAACATGTTCTTCATTTGCTTGAGAAAACTGTTTGTAGCTAAGTTGAATACGTTCTTCTAGTTCAGTTTCAAAAGCTTTCCATGCTTCGGGGTTATTTACTAATAGTTTTAAGCTCACTGNATTGGTCCTNNNCCAGTGTTANCTGAGAAGCCCTGTT